ACTAAAGAGGCAGAGACTCAGGAAAAGGAAGAGATAGCAGCTGAGGAAGCTGAGAAGGACGCTGAGCAGACGCAAAAGGAAGCCCAAGCTGAAACTCAGGAAAAGGAAGAGGTAGCTGCAGAGGAAGCTAGAAAGGAAGCTGACGCAGAAACTGAAGCTAAGGACGCAGAGACTGCTGAAAAAGACGCTCAGGCTGAGACCGAAGAAAAAGAAGAAGCTGCCGCAGAAAGAGCAGAGAAGGACGCTCAGGCAGAAACTGAGCAAAAGGAAGAAGCAGAAGAAGCTAGAAAAGAAGAAGCCGAAGAAATAGCTAAGGAAGCTGCCGAAGAACTGCAAAAGGAAGAAGCCGAAAAGGAACAAAAAGACGCTGCTGCAGAGCAAGCTGATAAAGATGCTGAGAAAGAAGCCAAGGATACTGCTGCAGAACAACAAGACAAAGATGCTGAAAAAGAAGAGAAAGATGTTGCTGCAGAACAGGAAGATAAAGATGTTGCTGCAGAACAAGAAACTAAAGAGGCTGCTGCAGAAGAGCAACGTAAAGAAGAGACTGCTGCTGAGACTGCAGACAAGGATGCCGAAAATAAAACTAAGGAAGAAACAGCTGCAGAACAGGAAGATAAAGACGCCGAAGAAACAGCTAAGGACGCTGCTGCAGAAACTAAAGAGAAAGAAGAAATAGCTGCCGAAGAAGCTCAGAAGGACGCTGAGGCTGAAACAGCAGAGAAAGAAGCTGAAGATCAAGCCAAGGACGCTGAAGAGGCTAAAAAGGAAGCTGACGCTGAAACTCAAGAAAAGGAAGAAGCTGCTGCAGAAAGATCAGAAAAGGAAGCTGCTGCAGAGACTCAAGAAAAAGAAGAAGCGGAGCAGGCACGTAAGGAAGAAGCAGAGCAAACACGTAAGGAAGAAATAGCAGCAGAAGAAGCCGCTAAGGAACAAGCAGCTGAAGAGCAAGCTAAGGAACAGCAGGCTGCTGAAGAAGCCGCTAAGGAACAACAAGCGGCTGAGGAAGCTACCAAAGACGAGAATGCTCAAAAAGACGCAGCTGCTGAAACAGAAGCCAAGGATGCTGAACAAGCGCAGAAAGACGCTGCTGACGAACAGCTAGAGAAGGATCTTGAGTCTTCTGAGCAAGAGCGTAAGGATACCGAAACACGTGGTAAGGACACTACAGGAACTGGAGATGGTGCTGGAGACGGAACTGGTGCTGGAACTGGTGTAGGTGACGGTACTGGAACTGGAGGTGGTTCAGGTGCTGGAACAGGGACTGGTACTGGTGATGGTTCAGGACCTGGTGTTGGTAGTGGGACAGGCATGATGGCAGCTGCGGCGGCACCTCAAAGAACTGACTTTACTCCTTTCATGTCAGGTATTACTTATGAGTTGCCTACTATAGAAGAAATAGGTCAAGCACCTCAAGTTGACTACGTGGCGTCTTTAGAAGAGACATTAGGTCCAATCGGAATAACAAGCAGTTTGTTTAAGGAATATATCGGATGACATACTTAAACCTTATGAACAACGTGCTACGCAGACTGCGTGAAGAAGAAACCACGTCGGTTACTAGCACTACTTATAACAAGATGGTTGGTGACTTTATTAACGATGCTAAAAAGTTAGTAGAGGAGTCTAACGACTGGTCAGCCTTAAGAAGCACTATTACTGTTTCTACTACGGCTGACGACAATACGTATTCCTTGACGGACTGTGGTGACAACGTAAAAGTTATGTGTGTGGTTAACGACACTAGTAACGTCTTTATGGAGTACCAAAGCAAGGACTGGTTTAACGAGCAACTGTACATAAATAACGCTGCTACAGGCGCACCTATGTACTACACGTACAATGGCCTTGACGCCAGTGGTGACACGCAAGTACTCGTAGGTCCAACACCAGACGGTGTGTACAGCTTGCGGTTTGACGTGATTAAACGACAAGGTGATTTAAGTGCTAATACTGACACGTTGCTAGTGCCTTCACAACCTGTGATACACCTAGCTGTTGCATTGTTGGCTCGTGAACGTGGAGAAACAGGAGGAACTTCTACTGCTGAGTACTTTGGTATTGCTGATAAGTATCTGTCTGATGCTATCGCAATAGACGCAGCTAAGCATCCAGAAGAAATGTACTTTAGGACTATCTGATATGGCTCAAGAACTACGTAGCATTAATCTTGTAGCACCAGCGTTCAAAGGTATTAACACCGAAGATTCGCCGTTAGCACAAGACCCGTCGTTTGCTGAAATAGCAGACAACGCTGTGATTGACAAACGTGGTCGTATTGCGGCACGTAAGGGTCATAGTGTTATTACAACTGACAAGACAGCGTTAGGCTCTGGTTCTATCAGAGCTATAAAAGAGTTTGAAAGAAGTAGTGGTAGCAACGTAGTTCTGTCTGTAGGCAACAACAAGATATTCACAGGTACTACTACGCTTACTGACGCTACACCTGGTAGCTACACGATCACAGCGGACAACTGGAAGATTGTTAACTTTAACGACAAAGCGTACTTGTTTCAAGCTTCCCATGCACCTTTGGTATACGACGGCACGTCTGTAGTACGTCTAGACTCAGTCTCTGGTGCTGCTGGTGTTGTACAAGGCAACGAAGTTTGTTCTGCTTATGGGCGTCTTTGGGTAACAGGTCTTAGCACTAGTCCTTCTACTGTTTACTGGTCTGACTTGTTGATAGGCCATGACTACTCAGGCGGCACTAGTGGGTCCATTGACATATCCAAAGTTTGGCCTGACGGTTACGACGAGATTGTTGCACTAGCTGCACACAACGGCTTCCTTATCATCTTTGGTAAGCACAGCATTGTGGTGTACCAAGGAGCAGAAGCACCAGCTACGATGACACTGGCTGACACTGTAGCAGGCGTTGGTTGCGTAGACAGAGACACTGTGCAGTACACTGGTACTGACGTGATCTTCTTGTCACACACTGGTTTAAAGAGCTTTGGGCGCACAATACAACAGAAGTCCATGCCTGTTAGCAGTCTGTCAGGAAACATTACTAAGGACATCATTAGTGCGCTGCAGACAGAAAACACATTCTTTAGGTCTGCTTATAGCCCTGAAGAAGGTTTTTACTTACTAACTTTTGTAGGTCAGGACAACACCTACTGTTTCGACGTTAGAGGAACAACAGAGAATGGCTCATACCGTGTCACTCGTTGGCCTTCTACAGGCTTCACAGCCTACACACGTTTGGACAACGGTGACTTTTACATAGGCACGTCCGAAGGTATTAGTGAGTACACTGGTTATCAGGACAACGGTTTAGGCTACCGCTTTAAGTACTACAGCCCAAGTTTGACATTTGGTGACAGTTCCAGAGTCAAGATCTTGAAGAAGCTAAAGCCTACACTTGTTGGTGCTAACAACGCAACAGTATTTATGAAATGGGCGTATGACTTTAAGGGTACGTACGCAACAGCAGAGTTTACAGTGGGAGACCAGATTACTGGTTTCTTCGGTGAGAGCGAGTACACAACTGTGGAGTTCACAGGTGGCGCTTTGACCAACCAAAGAAGTTTAAACGCAACAGGCTACGGAACTAGTGTTGTTGTAGGTTTAGAAGCAGAGATTGACGGTTCACAACTGTCACTACAGGAGATCAACGTAATGGCTTTGATAGGTAAATTACTATGACTTTAGAACAAATACTAGGTTTAAGTGCTCTAGGTGCAGGTGGCTTACTTACAGGTAAAGCTTATAAGGATCTAGGTGAAATTGGAACAACAGCAAGAAGGGAAGCAGGTGAGATTGCTCAGACTGGTTTAGAGCAGACACGCTTTATGCCCTTCACAGTAACGACAGGAACAGGAGGAGCACTAACTACTACTCCTGAAGGTGGTCTTACTGTAGGTTTGTCTCCTCAAGAACAAGCGTTCCAACAGCAGATGTTCGGAGGTGCAGGTCAGTTTTATCAACAGGCTATGCAACCTACGCAGGAACGTGAGCAGGCTGTCTTTGAACGCATAAGGGAAGCACAGCGTCCTGAAGAGGAACGTCAGCGGCTTGCTACTGAAGAGCGTCTAGCGGCACAAGGACGCTTAGGTTTGCGTACAGCGCAGTTCGGAGGCGCTCCTGAGCAGTTTGCTTTGGCTAAGGCTCAGGAAGAAGCACGTAACCAAGCAATGCTAAGTGCAATGCAACAGGCGCAAGCTGAGCAGATGCAACAGGCACAGCTAGGTGGTCAGTTCATGGGTGCTAGTTACACACCTCAAGCGCAAGCATTGAACGTCCTACAAGCAGGTATGCCAGCTGCACAAATGGCGCAACGTGGTCAGCTGACTGGCGCTGGTTTGTTTGGTGAAGCACAAATGGGTGGACTTGAGGCACTGCTTGGTTCAGGTCTTGGACAAGCTAACCTCTACGGTCAACTAGGTACTGGTCTCCTGTCAGGACTGTTGACACCACAGCAAGTTGGCATGGGTGGCGGTGTTACTGAGATTGTTAACCCACTGTTTGATCTACTAGGC